GCAGCGGGGACAGATAAAGACCAAAGTACAGAAATTTGAGTAGTACTGAAGAAAGCTTGCTGAATCTGAGTAAGTGTCCACGTTCCAGTGGAAGGATAAGTTGTTGTGTCCATTGAGAGTGTTTGACCACCAGCTGTTATACTAGCAGTGTTAGTGCTCATGATATAGAACAAGTAAGTGCCAGCTGGAAAAGACCCAGTAACATAGTTTTCGGAAGATGCGGAATAATTCATAAGCCAATCTGCAGTATCATTTGGATCTGTTGTAGGAGTAGTTCCGAACCATCGAGTACCATTCTTTGTACCTCCAGCTGTAAATTTGGCCATTGGAGAAGAGGTGCCAGGAGCTGAGCTAATGGTTGCAGCAGAACCTTGGAATTCAATATCGTATGAGACCCACAATTCCCCAAGCGGTACACTAGTAGAACCAGCACCAGCAGGAATTGCAGTCGTGGAAGCCATCCAAAAGGTTGCTTGTTGCTCCCAACGGGGATCATCCTCAGAAATTGGATCAAGGAATCGAAATGGATCACCTTTGAGTTTAGTCCTAAGACGAACATCTTGGTGATCAATGACACGCCACATACGAGAGCGATCATTAGCCATCAATTGTTTAGGAAGATTTGTTCCAGTTGTATAGGTGTCTTCAACATCAATATCATAGGCAGCAATCAAGCCGCCCTGTTGAGTTGTTGGACAAACTGCTTGCCAATGAATTGACAAACGCCTAAACCGAAACTTCTCGAAACAAGTGGCAAAAGTAGCGAGGCGAGTACCAAGCTTAAAAGGAGTAATGATCGTTGAAAATATGATTGTGTCAGTAGCATAACCTGATGTTCCAGTTTCAATAGAGGTTAGATAATCTTTCCCAGTAATGGTGGCACCTTTCATTGAATTCTTGCCAACTTTGAAGGAGGGCCTTTGGGGACGGAAAGGTCGTGCGATAGGATATGACCCACCGCCATTTCTTTGAGAGACCATATTCTGTTTGGGCTTACGTTTGTTATTTGCTCTTTTATACACAGGTTGTGCACGTTTATTAACGCGAGGCAATTGTGAAGCGATTGCACGTAATTCCTTTGCTTCCTTGACAAGTGTTTTAACCCGCTTTGCAGAATTTCCTTTGCGGGGCATGGTATCTGATAAAAGTCCGTCGCTTGTATTGGATGAATATTGATCGAGCAGTTGAACTTTTCGTAAAAACGATTGTATTCCGACTCCAAGCGCAAGAGGAAGGGCTTTAAAGGATAATCCGTCTGTAAGTGCCGACTGTACAAGATGTAAATCTGCTTTTGCCAAATCTTGATTAGGCGTCGCGTAACTAGTGTCGTGCTCCTGACAGGCTCTGTCAAGCAGATCGATAGGTTGAGTTTGACCGTTAGCAACTGATGATTGGTATCGTCCGTCGGACCAACCTGGACCACAGTAGTTTCCGTGGTACTGAATTTTACAAACTCTTGGATAGTAGCTGACAAAACTGAGTCAGCTGGGTGTAAGGGGAAACCCTTTGCTTTGCTATTGAGGCTCTGCCCTGAGAAGGAGCCACGCCCTCAGGGTACCCTATCCAAGTTGTAGTTGTTTCCAGATTAGTCCAAAAATAAAATAGCTCTTGATCTGTGGGAATGTCATAAATCTCAAGTGTCACAAGGTCATCGAAGAAACCGGCCAAATCTTTATCAAGATCTAGTAGGGACAAGTCCATTTGAATTAGGCCTTTAGCCTTTATGTGACAATAGGTGACATATCTACGTACGTTGTCGCGTAACCTTTGGTCATCTGAAAAAGCCAACAAAATATGAATAGCAATAGCTTTGGCATACTCCTGGGACGGAGTCAAATTGTTGTTTTTAAGAACAAGACCAGCACGCATTCTTTCAGAATTATACTGTGGAACGTAAAAACCGTTCCGTTTGACAACAGTAGCACCTAAAAAGACGAGTCCTTCTACACTATCTGACACTTTATCATCCTCTGGTTTTAACCGTAGATAGAAGAGGCGGTAAAACTCACTCCTGGTTTCAAAGGATGCGAGAAAAGCCACATCAGTATTCATTGTTACTCCGATATTATCATCTGAATATATCCACATCAATAAGATTGATAGTATATCTCGGAGAGACATCTCACCATTTATGTCTAGATGATATAAGACAAAAGAGATAAGAATCTGTATATGGATGAGAGTATTGTCGACTGATGTATTCACTCTTCCTGAGCTTTGGGATCCAAAGTGTTGTGTGACTTGACCTGAAGCATGTAGAACAAATGGAAAGATCTCTTGTGTGTAAAACCACAATGTTCGAGGAAAATATTGGGAATCATGACCAGTATACAAATTTGCTCGAATTTGGTGACACTGTAACAGCATAAAAGCCAGCTGGTTTTTGTCCCATTTTTCAACATCACTCATGAATTTACGAGAACCTGGTATGCGACTGAGGCATTGAATAAGTTCGTGAAAGCCTCCGCGTTGAAAAACCGTTCCAATAGCATTCCATATATGCATTGTATAGAACATTTTGTTAAAAAACTGAAAATCTTGAGCTGCGCTAAAGAAATGAAAGGCATTAA